TTTGAACACAGCTTCAACTAGATCACCTAGTATCATGTTCATCAGGAAGTGTGGAGGTAAAGGTATCTTATCTTCAGAATCATTCTTATCAAACCACAACTGGCACTTAGGTCTGCCTATGTTAGACATACGTAACTTGAACTCATCTCTTGGCGGTGAGTTAAACTGTTTGTCCAAGGCAGCTTTAACATCGGAGGCAACCTGATTGGCTACCTCCTCTGTCATTGTAGCTTCACCCTTCATAGCCTTTTGCAAGTAGCTAAAGACTTGTAGTTCAGCAGGGTGATTCATTATCCATCTACCTCCACGAAATCATTATCAAGTATTTCATTGACAACTTTCGCATCAGCATCAGGACCATCCTTGTTGGCGGCATAGTGTTCTTCTAAGATTTTTGCATTCTGCAACTCAATAACCTCTAAGAAATTTTTAAGAGTGTCATTGTCTGAGTCCTGCAAATTCACTTTAGAATCTAACAAGGCTGATATTTGACCCCAACTGTTCTTATCGTTAGATGCCTCATAGCCATCCATCCTAATCATTGCCATAGGCGGTAGCATATTTTCTTTAGCCATAGTGTTTAGTACACCTTGGATACTCTTTATACTTGGAGTGTTCTTAAGATCGAACACAAAAGGAATATCACTTGGCAAACCAGTCTTGGCTGTACCATCAGCATTGATAGGATCAATCAAATTAATTGTACCAAAAATAACCTTGATACGATTGATGTCTTTTATGTGTTGAGGTAGTGCTTGGTATTCTTCTTTCGAAGTAAATCCAGGTTTTCTGCCAAGGTTCATACCACCTAAGTTATCTTTGTAATCACCTTGCCAAACACTATTGGCTAGAACAGTTTTTTCCATCTTGCCTGTGTCATTGTTCCATCGCTGCCAACGTTCACGTGTAGCAAAGATTCTCATAACAACACTTTGTGCATACACAGTTTCTTCACCAAGAGTAAGAGCAAAGCTTCCTGTTGAAACTATTTCCTCTTTCTTACCTTTCTCATTTGTTCCCATGATTGCGGAACTGAGTAGGTTAACTCTAGCGAAGGTGGGTGTTGCAGATGTTGATGGCTGTGTAGAAACACCCATAAGTTCTGCCATTGATTTGCCACGCTCTGTGGCTACTGCTAGTTCTGTACTCATATCTATCCTTTCCATAGACGTAAAAGATGGTTAGTTATACACTATACATCAACTGTGTCAAGCCAATTTCTACCTATTTTTGCCTCTAAAAGCATAGGCACATTCAACTCAATTCCGTATGTGCTTTCGATTATATTATTTAGATCGTTGTTCAAGTCGCTTACCATAGCAAGTACATCATCTTTCTCGTCAGGATGTACATCAACAACTGTAGAATCATGTACAGTATTAACTAAGCACGACTTCTTTTGTCGCAAACGTTTATGCATTTCATTTAGTACAACTGGAACAACATCGCCAGTAGCAAAGCCTTGCACTGGATAGTTCTTAATCATAGTGAAGTGCGTTGGTGCGCCACTGCTACGTCTTGTCACATCAGGAAAAGCATACTGTCTACCAGATACATTTGTTATCTTCATAAACCTTAGTGCTTCATCTGCTAAGTTCTCATGCCAGTTAGCTATGCCTCTATATTTTTCAACAAACATTTTGTAGTACGCTTGCTCCGCTTTTGTTCTTCCGAAACCTGTCGCTCCAAACAGTGGCGCAAATGTATGTTCTTTAGCTTCTTGGCGTGACGTTGGTTGCCCTGCATCAGTAATAACTTTTGCTGTGTAAGCATGAACATCGAAACCAGTTGCAATCTCTCGCATCGCTGTTTCATCCTGTGCCAAGAACGCTGCTGTCCTAAATTCGAGTTGTGCAAAGTCTGCCTCCATTATCCATCCATCTTTAAATCTTGATACAAATACTTTCTTTACTGGAAAGGTTCCTCCTCTTGGCATGTTTTGCATGTTGGGATTTCTTCCACTGAAACGGCCTGTGGCTGTAATATGCTGAGTAAGTCCAACGTGCAGGAATCCTGTTCCCTTAGTGTAGCTCCGTATTCCGTTGACAAAAGAAGATAGATAGCTGCTGACAGCGTTATGACGTTTAAGATCAGAAATGAAATCAAAAGCCTCGTCCATTCTATTTTGTTTAGCAGTTGCAGAAAGTACATCTAGTTCTCCTTTCCCTGTGTTAAATCCATTAGCACTAATCCAGTTTTTATTTGGAGCAGTGAAGCGTAGTCCTGCTATTTGTTTGCTATCTTTTAGTTTGTAACCTAGCGCATTACAATCTTTGCATTTATTAGGTCTAGCAAACTTCGTTCCATCTTTCTTAAGTCTGTATACTTTACCTTGCCCTTCGCAACTAGGGCAGGTGTAAGCCTCAGTCCTGTAGATCGGTGACGAGTTGGCAGCAACGGCATCCTTAAACTCTTGCGGTGACGAAGTGAACTCAAAGAGATCAGCCCAGTCCTTTTTGTCATGCACTCTTCGGGAGAATAAGACCTGCGATTTCTGTTCAGGTGAACGGAGGTTGATCGGAGTATCGCCCATAAGTTCACGGACTTTCTTTTGTAGACGTGTTTCGATTTCAGCTTTCTCATTTTCAAACTCCTGTGCTACTCGCTCCAACTCTTGAAGATCGACTTTGAATCCTGCCATGTAGATTTCTGTGAGGGTTTTGCAGGTATCAAAGGTAACTTTTTTGACTGTACTGAGGGAAGCGGATTCTGGTTTGGCGAAGTCTGCTTCTTGTGCATGGAACAACTCGCAAGTAGTAAGCAAGTCATGCTCAAGATAATAGCAAAGATCAGCCAACGGTATTTCATTCGTGTTCTTACCTTCTTTGAAGTATCTTTTGAGTGTATCATCCTTTTGTACCTCTAGTTTTCTACGCTCTGCACAAGCCTGTAGGCTCAATCCGTTTCTCTGTCCACGATCTAATAGATACTCACCTAGCATAGTGTCATAGATTTCACCGTCATACCTAAAGCCACACTCCCACAACCACATCAAGTCATGCTGTGCATTGTGCATAATAAGTAGCTTGGTATTATCTAACGTAAACTGTATGTCTAGTCTGTTAAAACCTGTGTCATCTTTAGACTCATTATGATTTAATGTTTTGATAGTTAGTGTAGCTTTAGGATCATCCGCATCAAGATAGCCTACCTGTACTAATTCATTACTAGGTTCAAAGGGGTCAAGGTGATCTTTACCATCACGCTTGGTGATAGTGTTCTCTACGTCTAGCACTAGTCTCATGCTGAGTACATTGATCTGGAACCGTCAAGCACACAAGTAATCTTACCTTGGTAACCATTCAGTTTGTTTTTAGCTACGTTCAAATATCTGATAGGGTCTTCCTCTTCTCCTTCTACTTGTTGTGTCTTACCAATTAGTATCATCAAGTCAGCCTCTGCTGCTTTGCCTGTCTTACTACCTTCCATCATAGCTTGATTCAAGTCTGACCTACCTTCAGCTTCTGCTGATAGCTGAGACATCCATATCACAGCACAGTTGTATTGCTTGGCAATGTTACGTGCATGGATAGCTGCAGCCTTGAGTGTTATGTCTGACCGTTCTGATTTGATGTCGGCAAACTTATCGCCCATATCCAGGATTACTATATCAGGACGTTCATGTTTTACAACTGACTCTACCCAGTCCATACCTTTACCAGTGCTATCCTTGAACTGTATGTTCTCTTTGACTGGGTTGTATCTCTTGGCTGCTAGTGACTTGTTGTCTCTGACTTCTTGCATTGTCATGTTTGAAGACGCACTGATGTATCGTGCAGCTACACGTGTGTATGCTTCTTCATTACACAGTACAATACACTTAGCACCTTGATGTGCAAAGCCATCAGCCCCTGCTATTATAGAAGCATGGAAGCTAGTCTTTCCAGTATTAGGCCTAGCACCAACCAACACAAGATGACCGTCACTGATACCCTCCACCCTACGAGCCAGACTGGATATGTTAAATTTCCATTTCGATTCAAGTGCCGTTGCATCAAGGATAGTATCAAGACTGTGATCATCCCACTCGACACGAAGATTTGG